ATATTAACAGTGTCCCCATTCCCAATGATTTGGTCTTCATCATCAGGTTCAACAGCTAGGCCAAGAGCTGGGATAACACACTTACGAGTACCACGACGAATTTCATCTAGGTTACCAGCAATACCATTGTCGTAGTTGTAGAAGTAGCCAACAAAAGTGTAGTCAGTAGTAGCAGCACCATCAACAGAACCTGTAGCTGGATTATATGAACCTGAGGTAGTCTTCTTTCTCAGGGTCAATGTTTCACCAAAGTCTTTAGCTAACTTAAGCAGGTCGTATGAAATCATATCCTGACCCCCTTAACTGTTATAGAAATCGGAGTAATCATCGCCAGAGTAATTAGGTGGGTTTCTGAAACGGTCACGGCGGAATGATGGTTCGATACGGTCAGTATTTTGACGGACATTATCAACAGTGGTTTTACTAATACCACCAGCTTTCACACCAATAGCTGCACCTTGTTTCTTAGCCTGATCTTCCATAACCTGAGAGAGCATCATGTAGTGCTTATTCAGATCGGAGTATTTAGCACTCAAGGCACCATCTAGCTGGGTGTCAACACGACGAGAGTATTTAGCCGCAACAAACCTAGCACACCAAGAGGTAGCACTATAAATACTGTCATTGGACACACCAAGGGCAAAGAAGATTTCTTCATCCTGAACTTGTTGGTCAAGAGTGTCAGTGTCACCAAGTAATAAACGAACAGAGTTTAGACGACCATTTGCCGTATCTGTCGTAAGGTTATTCTCGTCATAACTCCAGCTCATTTATCTACCCACTTATCCTAAAATTTTATCACGGGTTTCGTAGAAGTAATCTTCAATCCAACGGTTATCTCGGAGAAAACTACGGATCATCCCACGTTGCTTCATGTCAACTTTAGACTGTTTACACTTCTTAGAAGTAAATTCTGCTGTGGAATTAGTACGGGCTTTAACTTGGGAGTTTAGCAAAGTGACAAGAGAGTAAAGGTCTTCACTTCCCATTTCTTCTAGTCGATCACCAACCTTAGTCTGTTTCTCTAGTTCTTTGTTGTGATACAAGAAGCCTGAGTTGTAGAGTTGTGATACAGCAGCTTCACTGATATTACGGTTCAACCAATTAAAATGGTCTTGTTTCTGCCACTCTCTGTTGTCTGCTGAGAAGGGAACTTTAACAAACACAGGCCAATCAACCTGCCATCCTAGATATGTCGGGTGCATATTATTATCCTCGGGTAAGGTGGGTGGGACACCCATTAGCATCCCACCCTAGTTTATTAGGCAACGATGGTCTTGAAGAACACACCAAGATCAGCACCAACAACTTTCATGTCGTAGGCCATCTTAACTTGGATCATCTCAGCAACCTGCTGACGCTTCAGTGCATCATCCGAGAACGATTCAACGGTAACACCAAGGTTGTTCACACCGGGGATGCTGTTCCAAGCAAAGGTCAGACCAGCAGCAGGGGTCATCAGGCCAGCCGAAGCAGGCGTATGAACCAGAAGGGCCGACTTACCACCGATAAACGCATTGCTCTCAGCAACACCTTCAACCGAGCTGTTCTTCACAGCTTCCATCACATAGAAGTTCTGAACTTCAAAGATTTCAGCCAGCTTGGCATTGGTGATGAGGGCAGTGTTCGACACCGTAGCACCACCATTCAGGCGAGCCAGAACGTCAGGGTGGTTGATGAGGATGTCACGGGTGTCTTTACCAACAACCATCGTGTTAGGCTTGAACCCACCCGACTTAAGCTGCATGGCACGACGAGCAGTCGTAACGTCCGTGATAGGAGTTGCGTTGGTGTAATCCGACCACTGGTACACTTGACCAGTCGATGGCGAACTAGCAACACCTTCATACTCAGTGCCCCAAACCGAAGCCGAGAAGAAGGTCGAAGCAAACTGCTCTTCACGATGGATCAGGATGCGGTTCACCAGAGTGGTAGCACCAGCCGAACGGATGTCCAGCATTGCATCTTCGTTAGCAAGGGTCTGCTGATCGAAGTCCATACCCAGACCATACACATCGGCATAGTACGAGCTGTTCGACAATGACATGCCGATACGGTTTACTTCGGTACGAGGTGCCAACTTCTGAACGTCACCAGTACGGTTCATGTTGTCACGGTCGTAGACGTAGTACTTGTCTGACTGCTTCTGAACACCAATGGTGGGGAACACTTTGTCAGCAATAAAGTTTTCTTGCGATTGAACATAGGCCAGCGTGAGGTTAGTCAACGGCTGGTCGATATGCACACTTGAGGGAGTCAACATAGGCATTTAATTATTCCTTTTCTATGCTGGATTAAGCTACGATGTTACCACCTTGGATAAGCTCCATTGCGATGATTTGACCATCAACGCCAGCTTCCAAAGCATAACCCATAACAACATCACCAGAGGCAGCAGTGATAGCATCACCACTTGCATCGGTTTGAAGAGCCGCACCAGCAGCAATAGTACCACCAGCAGTAATCATAACCTTACCTGAGATACAAACCGTAGCTGCACCAGCAGCAGGTGGGTTGTTCAACAGGACACCAATGCAGTTTTCACCAGCCGCATCGGCCAGATCAACGAAACCATCAGATTCCAAGGTCACAAATTTGAATTGAGCCGACGACAGGTCTTCGCCAGCGATAAAGGTCCGGTTATCCCGAGACTGCATTACAGCCATGATTATTCTCCCTTATAGGATTTAGTGATAAGAGCTTTACCTTCGTCGGTTTTAGCTACTGCTGCGTAAGCCTTAGCATATTCACTCTTTTTGAGGTTGTTGGTGTCCATGTAGGACTTCACGAGGGCATCCAGTTTATCAGTAGCAGAGGCAAACTCGCCGTCTACATCAGACTTACCAAATTCTTCCATAGAAGCTGCAAAGGCAGCATCAGCAGCTTTCAGGGCTTCCATGATTGTTGCTTCTTCGTCAAAGGCTTTAAGCAGTGACTTAGCAACAGTTGTATCAAAGTGAGGCAACACTTCTTCTGCACGTTTGGTAAGGGCCATGTCAGCCTTTTCCAGTTCATGCTCTTTCTTGGCAATCTCAGCAGCTTCAAGAGCCTTGAGGATTGGCGCAGGAATGTCAGCTTTGTTGACTTGCTCACCTTCAAATTCGAGATATTCCACAGGGGCTTTTTTCTCGATGCTATCCGCACGAATGATGTAGCCCTCTTCAATGAAACCCTTACGGAGAAACTCGTTCTCAGCTTTAAGAGTTTCAATATCAGCTTTCAAGGCATCCAGTTCTTCGGTGGAATCTTCTTTCATAGTGTCCTTGTAGCCACAAGCCTTCATAGCTGCTTCACGATCAACACCATTCTCTTCCATGTAAGCCTTCACTTTGGCTTCCATTTCCATGTCCATTTTGTCTACATCCTTTTCATAGGAGTTATCCCGCTTGAAGAGGGAGACCATTGCTTGTGCATTGGCTGGACGATCCACAAGGGATAGCTCCTCAAGCATCAGGTTTTTAAGAAGCGTGGGCATATCAAATGTCCTCCTTCGTCGCACGACCGCCAATAGAGAAAGCAGCCAACTCACCAGACTTAACCATAGCCCAGACTGCATCATCATATACTTTATATGCTACAATCCAACCTTCACGGTCACTCTGAATACCAAGGGCATCACCAAGTTCTTTGGTAACTGGGAACGAGTGTACAACTACACCAACTTGCTCACCAGTGTGCATAGCCTTACCAACTCGCACATGCTCCATAAAATTGTTTACAGCTTTGACAAGAACCTCAGCCTCAATAACATCACCCTGACGGTCAATAACAGGTATGCCGTTCTCAGTGATGACAGAAGCCCACCCATAGACCATTCTTTCTTCATCGTCAGCTTTCAATATCTTACCTTCAAGATCACAAGACATCTTGGTAGGTTCTTCATCAAACTTTGTCATATCACTAACAGAAGTCCCTTCTTCCCACATACGACAAGACCAATAACGTGCAGAAGTCTTATCTGTTGCTGTATCACATGAGTGCCGGGAACGGAAATTGGCACGGGCTTTGGGATCATCCCGACGAATTTCCATGTTAGGGTCGCCAAAAGTAACTTTCTTGGTCTTATCCCCATCTTTTACATACACACCGAACTTTTTAGAACTACCAGCAGGAAGACGGAAAGGCTTATTCAGGGGTTTTCCTTCTGCCTTCTCAATCGAGAGGATTTCTTGGATCACAATGCGGAGAGCAGCTCCCATAGCACCCTCTTCCATGCTGTCGTCTGACGGACTGTCGTCTTCACCCTCAGGCTCTTCCATCTCAGAGGTGCTGTAGTATTCGAGATAGTCCTCGTGGCTCTCACCGGGCATGTAGAAGGCTTGTCCCATCTCATCTTGAGTTACATGGGTGGCACCACCAAAACCCATATCCATAGACCGTGCAGCAGCCTCAGGTTGGGTGGTGAATACATCGTTGTCCATCTTAGCCTTAAGAATATCAATCTTCTTAACAGCAGACCAAGCACCAGCCATAGCTTGGCTTTCTGAACGTCCATTACTAATCATGTTGTTAAATACATGACGGAACTGACGTTGTTTCTTAGGGGAGAGTTTATCCCTTACAGCTTTTGGCAAGTCTTCATTTGTTGCGTAGGGCATTAAGGTTCTCCACGAAGAGTGTTTTTAACTAGGGTGCCTTCACCAAACACACTAATGAATTGTTCCCCTGCACTACCCCGTAACTGAAACTGTATGTCAGTCTTTTCATCATAACGGAAAGGCAGTTGACGTTGAATGTTCATAATCTCTAGGAAAGAGGTCTCTGCAACTCTAAGTTTGACACCATTAGAAAGAGAAACAAAGTTCCTAAAGTAGATTTGCCTGTTGTTTTGTGCAGCAGTGGCACAGAAGGCATCAATACGGAAAAGGTAGAAGCTATAGCCAGCAGGGACTGTATAAATAGAGGCTTGGTTCTTACCGTCACCACCACGAACTTTGGCGTAAGTAACCCCACCATTGCTGACAGTGATATTGTTAAGGGCATTACCACTGACAGTAACTACATCGTTAATACGGAAGTATTGTTTCGTTGTAGTGGCAGTACCAGCTAGAGTTACAAGCTCAGAAATCTGATTGTAGTTGGCATCTAAACCTGCAATAAGGATAACAACACCATTATCAGCAACATTAGATGTGACAGTCATAGTCAAGGCTGATGTTGGGTAGGTGTATGCCGTAGCATTCTCCCAAGCTGGCATATAGGTTGTTCCTATTGCCGAGTTATAACCAAACAGGTTACGAACTGAGTACCCATTAACCTCACCCTTAGCAATGGCCAAGGGGTTATGCTCGTAGAGGTGACGGGTCCAAGTGGGCATTAACTAAGTCCCGGAATAATAGTTACAAGCAGGTTCTCAGTATTAGGGAAGCTCTCAACAGAGCCATCTGTGTATGTCACCTTAAACTCAGCATAGTAGGTACCCGGAGTGTCTGTATCACCTGAGGCCCAATCATATTGAATTGCACCATTCTCAGGGTCTGTAACAGAGGCACTGGCATCAACCTTAAGAGTTGAAGCACCAACGGCTTTCATGTGGAACACAGCAGAAGCAGAACTTAGATCAATGGCTGCACCAGAACTATCTCTAAGGACAGCACTAATGGCTGGTGAAGTGTCGTTTTGCTTAAGAATAAAGGCCATATTAGGCTACCTTACTAGAAGATGGTGTGACGGATACAACATTATTTGAGTTTGTGACTGAAGTTGCGTTCTTAGAACTAACTGCAACAACAGCATTAGAGGGATTTCCAGCAGCACTAACAGTTCTGCGAATTGACCCATCTACAACAGTTCTGCCTAAAGATGGTGTGCCAGTTAGGATACCAATAACAGAGAAGGACTGTTCTTGGATAATAACCGAAGTGCCGATAATGGCAGGACCAGTTACAATAGAATCTGCAAACAGGTTGCCACTAAAGGCTGTAGAGATTCCAACAACAGGGGCACCTGTTACGATGCTATCAGCACTCAGATTAGAAAATACAGAAAGGTCTGTAGTTCCAAGTGAGGGAGTATCAGTGACAATGCTAACTGGATTAAAGCTACCAGCTTGCCCAAGAGAAGTGTCAGAGACAACAGCAGGGTCTGTTGTGATATTAGCAGCAGAGAGAACTTGTGCTTGTGTAATAGAGCTGGAAGCTAGAACTGGATTACCAGTTATGATAGGATCAACAGCAATAGTACTAGCAAGAGTTAGGTTGGTTGTCCCAATAAGTGGAGAACCTGTAGTAATGCTTACAACATTAAAGTTGTGGTCTTGGGTAATAGCACTAGAAGCAACAAAAGGGGAACCTGTAGTAATGCTTACAACATTAAAGTTGTGATCTTGGGTAATAGCATTAGAAGCAACAAGAGGGGAACCTGTAGTAATGCTTACAACATTAAAGTTGTGGTCTTGGGTAATAGCACTAGAAGCAACAAGTGGAGAACCTGTAACGATGCTGCTAGAAGTTAGTGCATGGTCTTGTACAAGAGCTGATGGGCTTTGAACGACAGGAGAGCCACTGAGAAGGCCCACAGGGGCTAAGGTATGCTCTTGGGTAACTGAGGTAGCACTGACAGTAGATGAGCCTGTGGTGAGGCTTACAGGGGCTGCTGAGTGATCTTGGGTAATAGCACTAGAAGATACTACAGGTGAGCCAGTGACAATACTGTTTGCACTAAGACTTACACCACCAGACTCTACAAAGCCATCATCACCTAATGGTGTAGAAGCTAATGGTGAGAAACCTAACATCTAATTACTCCGGCTTAGTTGGCCAAGTCACATTATAAGGGAAGCCTTCTTGGCTTGTAACATCACGGAGAGCCTGACGATATACCTGCCATGCAGCTTGATTAACAGGAGCATCAGAAACCTGTGTCCAGTCACACTCAGAAAGTAGTGTGTTACGTTCTTGACGTATCTGTGAGGAAAGGCGTTCTGGTTCTTTGGATGCTATTAGTGCTTCCTCTGCCTGTCGTGCAGCAATCTCAATTTCTGTAAGGGCTACACGCACACCATTGATAACTTTTGTATATGCCATGTTATTTCAACCCGTACAGATAAATTTTACCAGATGCAATATTCCCAGTACTATACAAAAACTGTAAGCCATTAACTTCAACAATGCTTGTACGTTCACCAACACCCCAGTTTTGAATGAACAATCCAGAACCACTCGTACGAGATATTTGCCAACGAACAGATGGCCTACCCAAACCAGAAGATATTAAGTCTAGCTTTCCGTTAACACCAGTCTCACCAGTAGCATTACCTACGTTAGCACTCAGGTTTATTGCTGAGTCAGCATTATCTGATTGATCACTGACAGACCCATTGGTAG